GAACAGCCGTTGGAACTATGAATGTAATCAATGCAGGAATTGGTTACACTGGACCGTTTACTTTCAGTGGTATTGCTCTTACAACAGTAACGGGTAATGGTAGAAATGCTACTGCAAATATTCAAGTCTCAAATGATGGTACAATTGGATTTGCTACTATCACTGGTGGAGGTTCGGGATATCAAGTTGGTGATGTTTTAGGAATCACTACCATTGGAACGAACAATCTTGGTTCAGGTGCTAGACTTTCTGTAACATCTATTGGAAGTAGTAGTGAATTAATTCTTGATAATGTTCAAGGAGATTTCCTGACAGGTATTGGTAACACAATTCAATTTATTAATAATTCGGGTGTTACAACTACTCTTAATTATTCTAGCATTGGTGACATTGGTCCTTGGATAAGACCAACAGAAATAAATGTTGACAGTGATGGACTTCATATTAAAGTAAATCATAAAAATCATGGAATGTATTCAACTGATAATACAGTTAATATTTCCGGAGTATACCCAGATACAAAACCAACTAAATTAACATCGGCATATACGTCAGATTCTACTGGCCCACTTGCTGTAGATGTTGCTGGTGGATTCTTTACCTTTGAAAATGTTGGTGTTGGGACTACTAATCCCGGTTACATTCTTATTGGTGATGAAATTATTGGATTTACGACGGCTACTTCCGGTTCTCTTGGAGGGACAATTACGAGAGGAAATGATCCTAAAGATTATCCAGTCGGAACACCAGTTCATAAGTATGAGTTGAATGGAGTATCTTTGAGAAGGATTAACAAGTCACATGACCTTGCAGATTCTACAGTATTAAATTCTATTGGATTCGATCATTATAATATTAAAATTGATATGTCCGCGAATGGAACTGACAGAACTGCTTCATCTGGGCACCCCAAACTCTTTATCAATGAAAACAAATCATCAGGAGGAGATGGCATTAGGGCAACTCAAAATATGCCCTATGAGATTATTACTCCGATTGTTCAAAACGTTACTCCAGAGGGAACAAACCTCAATACAACAATTAGAACAGTGACCGGAAAGAGCCTAAGTGGAAATGAAATACCATTCTTAGATAATGGATTTGAGTCTGTTACCGTCAATACACCAAACTATTTGACTTCTCCAAGACTCATTGCATCAAATATAAATTCAGCAAATTTATTAGCAACTCTTCCAGGAAATAAATCCTTGAATATGAGTATTCAGATGTCAACAATTGATACGAGATTATCTCCAGTAATTGATGCTCAAAGAGTTAGTGCAATTTTAACATCCAACAGAGTTAATAATGTTATTGAGGACTTTGCTCTCGATCCAAGAATATCTAATATCAATGAAGATCCTACAGCATTCCAATATATTTCTAAAGAAATGAGTCTTGAAAATTCTGCAACTTCCATCAAAATTATTACTTCTGCTCATCAAAATCCTTATACTGATATAAGAGCATTTTACTCAATTGGAAATGATGTTGGATTTGATCCTATCTTCATTCCATTCCCAGGTTATAATAATCTGAATAATAGAGGGCAAATTATCAATGTCCAGGATTCAAATGGAAGACCCGACAAATATGTTGAATTAATTCAAAATGGAGGCGATGATTCTTTCCAAGACTTCACTTTCACGCGAGATGAACTTCCAACATTCAAGTACTTCAGAATCAAAATTGTGATGACTTCTACAAGTCAATCATATCCACCTTCTCTTAGAGATCTTAGAGTTATCGCTCTCGCATAATTATGAAAGAATATGTAAAAGTAAAGGATCACCTGAGTTTAGTCAGGGATCCTCGGACTAATGCAATACTCAATACTAGCAAGTCTGAGTATGATGAATATATGAAGGCAAGGAAGAAAAATGCTTCAAAAGCAGAACGAGTTGAACAACTTGAAACTGATGTCAATGATATTAAAAATGATTTGAATGAAATTAAGTCTCTTTTGCTAGACCTGGCAAGAAAACAAGACTAAATATCAGTATAAGGAGAAATGTGTAAATGGCACAACCATCTACTAGGCAGGAGCTAATAGACTACTGCAAAAGACAACTTGGATATCCTGTTCTCGAAATCAATGTAGCCGATGAGCAAATTGATGATTTGGTAGATGACGCCATTCAGTTTTTCCAAGAAAGACATTTTGATGGGGTTTACGAAACATATTATAAGTATAAAATTACTCAAAGTGATATTGATAGGGGAAGAACTAGAGGTGGAAGTAATACTGCAGTAGGTATCGCAACCACTACAGCATCAGTAACAATCGCAGGAGATAGTTCTGCCACCACCTTTACCTTTGAAGAAAATAGCAATTATTTACAAGTTCCACCAAATATAATTGGTGTTACTAAGTTGTTTCATTTTGATGGGACAAATACAGTAACGAACAATATGTTCAGTGTTAGATATCAAATGTTCCTCAATGATATCTACTACTGGGGAGCAACTGAGATGTTGACCTATGCAATGACAAAGACATATTTGGAAGATATCAATTTCTTATTGACAACTGATAAACAAATACGATTTAATAAGCGACAAGACCGATTATATTTGGATCTTGATTGGGGTTCTGTTAATGCCGACGATTATCTCATTATCCAATGTCATTCAACATTAGATCCAAATGATTATGCAAGAGTTTGGAATGATTCATTCATCAAACCATATCTCACTGCTTTAATTAAGAGGCAATGGGGAATGAATATGATGAAGTTTACTGGAGTTAAACTTCCAGGTGGTGTTGAATTGAATGGTAGACAAATGTATGATGATGCAGAAAAAGACTTAGAAAAAATAATGGAGAAGATGTCAAATACATATGAACTTCCTCCATTTGACATGATCGGTTGATATTATGGCATTAAATCCTTTCTTTCTTCAAGGTGCTCCATCAGAACAGAATCTGATTCAGGACTTAATTAATGAGCAACTTCGTATGTACGGAGTTGAAGTTCATTACATGCCCAGAAAATTTATTACAGAAAAAACTGTTATTAGAGAAGTTATTGAATCTGAGTTTGATGAGGCCCATCCAATTGAAGCATATGTAGAAAACTTTGAGGGATATGGTGATCAAACAACAATTTTATCTAAATTTGGAATTCAATCAACTCAAGAAATAACTCTTACAATTTCAAAAGAAAGATTTGAGACTTATTTAACTCCCTTGATGGAAGGAAAGGATAATATCAAAATAAGCAATAGACCTAAAGAAGGGGATTTGATTTATTTCCCACTTGGAGATAGATTATTTGAAATTAAATTTGTAGAGCACGAAAAACCATTCTATCAGTTACAGAAAGGATACGTATATACACTGAAGTGTGAACTCTTCAGATACGAAAACGAAGTTATCGATACCGATGTTGCTGAAATTGATGATTCTATTGCGGGAACTCTAGGTGCTTCTGATTCGGAACTCCTAGGTGGTGATGCAATGACAACACTCCTAACTCTTGTTGGGGTTGGAACAACTGCATTAGCAACTGTAGGATATATTTCTGATGGTGGCATTAGACAAATTAGTGTCACAAACCGTGGCGGTGGATATACTTACAATCCAAGAGTCGCAATCTCATCATCTCCAGGTGTAACTGGAATAGCAACTGCGGAGAGAATTTCTGGAATTGTTGCCTGCGAACTCAACGCAAATCCGGTTGCAGAATCTATTCAAAGAGTTCTTCTTACAAATCCAGGTTCTGGTTACACAGTTGCTCCTTCAGTTAGGTTTATCGGTGATGGTGTTGGAGCTGCTGCAACTGCGTCCATTGGCAATGGTGTTCTTGGAATTGTCACTATTACTGGTGGAGGTTCTGGTTATACGACAGCAACTGCACCACTTGTAACATTCAGTGGAATTTCAACAGTTTCTGCAGCTGCAACAGTTGTTGTTAGTGCTGCTGGAACAATTAGTGCAATTTATCTCACCAATGCTGGTCTGGGATACACCGAACCACCAACTATTACAATTGCAGCACCAAATCAAACTGGAGTTGGAACTTTCCAGAAGAACGAAATTGTTACTGGTTCTATTTCTGGTTCTACAGCAAGAGTTCTCAATTGGGTTGCCGATGGAGGATCGCTAGAAATCTACCGAGCAGATGGAGACTTTGTTGTTGGGGAGCAAATTGTTGGTTCTGCTTCTTCAGCAAGTTACAAACTTTCTTCCGCGTCTTATCCAGAAACAGGATTCACATCAAATGAAGAAATAGAGAGTGAATCAGATAGTATTATTGACTTCAGTGAGAGAAATCCATTCGGTATGCCCTGAGCCCATAAATAATAGTTAAACAAAGAACCGATCCAATGTTTGAATATTTTTATAACGAAATTTTTAGAAGAACCATTATATCATTCGGTTCTCTGTTTAATGATATAGAAATTAAACAGGAAGATTCTTCTGGAAATGTAAATAACCAGTTTAGAGTTCCTTTGGCATATGGCCCTACGCAAAAATTCTTGGCAAGAATTACTCAACAACCAGAACTGAATAAATCAGTTTCTCTTTCTTTACCAAGAATGTCATTTGAGTTTATTGGTCTTACATATGATCCGTCAAGAAAAGTAACGCAAACTCAAAAGTTTAAAAAAGCACTTACATCTGATAAGACTTCAATTCAAACTGCATATATGCCAGTTCCATATAATATGGAGTTTGAATTGGCTATTATGACCAAGTTAAATGATGATATGCTTCAAATCATTGAGCAAATTTTACCATATTTTCAACCCGCATATACGATGTCGGTCAATTTGGTAGAATCTATTGGCGAAAAAAGAGATATTCCCGTTACTCTTGAAAGCATTAGTATGAATGATGATTATGAGGGAGATTTCTCTACACGGAGAGCACTTGTCTACACTTTAAGATTTAGTGCAAAGACTTATTTGTTTGGCCCTGTTTCTTCTGCAAGTTCCGATATTGTCAAAAAGGTATCTATTGGATATGTTGCTGGATCTACTGGAACAGGAACTCCACAAAGAGATCTCACATATGCTGTTGAACCAAGAGCAATTAAGAATTACACAGGAACAGTTCTCACAACTCTTGAACAAGACATTGAAGTTGGCGATGTTTTATTCAAGGTTGCAGATCCTTCCACAATTACAGAAAATACATACATTGAACTGGATGGTGAGGAATTGTATGTGCTTGATGTTCTCACTGATAGTATCAAGGTTAAAAGAGGGCAAGATAAGACAACTCCAACCAAACATGTTAAAGGGGAAGCGATTAAGTCCATTACAAATGCGGACGATGCACTCATTCAAGATGGAGACGATTTTGGTTTCAGTGTAAGTTATTGATAGAGAAATGAAAATGACAAAAAATTTTGATGAACTCAATGAAACTTTTGATGTTGCTGCAGACATCGTTTCTACGGATCCAGTAAAAGAAGAACCAAAGAATCTTTCTACTTCTTCTGTGGAAGATATAAAAAAAGATTATGAATATACGAGAGGTAATTTATATTCCATTATTGAAAAGGGACAAGAAGCAATTAATGGAATTCTTGAGTTAGCACAAGAGAGTGAAATGCCTAGAGCATATGAGGTTGCTGGTCAATTAATCAAAAATGTGGCTGATGCTACGGATAAGTTAATGGAGTTGCAAAAGAAACTTAAAGATGTTGAAGAAGAAACCCATACTAAAGGTCCAACTAATGTAACCAATGCTCTCTTTGTTGGTTCTACTGCAGAATTATCAAAACTTTTGAAGAATAGCAATATAGATAAAGACGAGACTAAATAGTTAAAAAAGGATCATGGCAGCAAATCCTGTTATTAATATAGTTATTCCTCAAGGTGCGGATTTTAGAGAAACTTTCACTTCAACCGAAAGTGATGGTTCTGCATCAAACCTTGCTGGTTATACTGGAACTGCTAGAATAAAAAAACATTTTAGTTCTACATCATCCACATCATTTTCAGTTTCAATAACAGCATCTACAGGCGAAGTGTCGATTGCCATGACAAGTGGAGTTACTGTTGGATTAACTCCAGGAAGATATCAATATGATGTTCGTTTACAATCCTCTTCTGGTGCAGTTTCTAGATTGGTAGAAGGGATGGCTTTGGTAGAAGCAGGCATTACTACGACCTAATCATGCCAGTAGTTAAAAAAGTAACAACTCCAAATACAGTAGCAAAAAAACGCACCGTAACAAAACCAAACATTAGATCCGTTCGTAATCCATCTCAAGTTGAAGAGATGGGAGATACTGATTTTGGAACTCTTGATGCAACAAAAGATGGTTTGATTGTTTCTTATGATAATGTAACTAATAAATTTGTATTAATTACTGCGGACGAACTTCTTGCTACATCTGCAGAAGACTCCGATATTGATGACACATTTGTAACCACGCTTGAAGGAGAATTGGATCTTGGCCAAATTCAAATTGATAGTCTTGATGGTGGAGGATTCTAATGGCAACTAGATTAAGAGATCTTGGTGATACTAATTTTGGAATTCTTAATAATTCAAAAAGAAAACACATAATGAGATATAATGCTTCTGCAGGAAAATTTGATTTGATTGACATAGATACAGCATTATCAACTACTCAAACAATACCACAAACTTTTGTAGATGTTGTGGAAGAACTTGTAGATCCAAATAACATACAATTTGATGGTATAGATGCAGGTTCTTTTTAGTCTAAATAGTAAAAAGTAATGTAAATTAAAGAAGATGGCGGCTCCCGTAATTCAGTTTAAGAGAGGCCTCCTTAGCAATCTCCCTGGACTGAGGGCAGGTGAACCAGGCTTTACTACCGACAGTTATGATCTTTATGTTGGTATCGATTCCACGACATCAAATAATCAATTTGTTGGATCTGGTAGATATTGGTCAATTAACTCTGCTACAGTTGGAAGTGGAGTTAACTTAGTAGAAGGCACTGATAACGGCACTTCTTTCATCACCCTCAAAGCACCTGATAGTCTTGCGGGTATTGTAACATATACAATGCCAGGGACAGATGGTAGTAATAATCAGGTTCTTGCCACAAATGGTTCTGGAACTCTATCATTCATTGATGCAGTAGCTACTTTAACAGTTGGTGCTGATTCTGGTTCTGATGACACTGTTAACCTTTTAACCGATACATTAACCTTTACTGGTGGGGAAGCCATTGACACCACAGTAAGTGATAATACAATCACTATTGCTGCAGAAGATGCAACAGACTCTAATAAGGGTGTTGCATCATTTGATAATGGAGATTTTTCAGTTTCGTCTGGAAATGTAACTCTTGCTGATAGTGCTAGTGGTGCTGTTCTCACGATTGCTGGAACTGATGCCGAGGTTAATGTCTCTAGATCAAATGGAACTGTAACGGTTGGTCTACCTGATGATGTTACTATTGCTGGCATTCTTACAGTAACAAGTTCTCTGGATGTCAATGGAGCAACGCACGATATTGCTGGTGTTGTTGAGTTAGATAATAT